ATAAAAAATCACTTGGAATCTGTAAATATGGATTACTGCTTGAAGTAGTACCTGTTTGGTTTTTTCTAAAATCAGGCAATTGAACTACATTTAATATTCTATCTTCAACCTGTTTGATAATAGTATCTAAGGAAGATACAAATGTACTCTCCGTATTTTGTAAATAATTCTGTATAGCTGTCTTTAATTCTGCATAAGTCATGATATTTCTACCTTAATTTTTCCTACTTTCCCAGTCATATACATATTTTCTAAATCACTAGGTCCAAATTCAGAGTTCCATCCTCCTATTGGGTCCCAAGCAGAAGTTCTTCTGCTTTCACTTTGTCCTTTATCTGGTCTTGGATTTCTTAATGCAATAGGATCATTAATTTTATTTTTTCCTGTTTGCCACTGAGGTTGATCCTCGTCTTTACATTCATAACAGACTAAGTAGCCTGTAGTTCTCATGTCTTTAACTTCTGGAGCTAATTCATGTAAATCGTATCGAAATCCACATCGATCACAAAATCCAAAAGCTTTTTTACCTGCTGCAAAATCACTCATACTGAACTTATCCAAGGCACAAATCTAAAAGGTGCCTTTACTCTATTTTCTTCTGCAGCTAAATCAAACTGCTCCATATATTCTTGTTTTAAAACAGCTAGTCTATTTCCAACTGCTTCTGGATATTTCATACCAACATAATAAGCCAGTCCTGCTACTAAACTTGGTAAAAACAATTTAGGAACATCAATATTATAACTTCCTAAATCTCCACTGTCGTATATTTGTCTAATACGATAATAATTTATATTATAAGTTTCAGCAGAATCTGGAACAGGATATAAATGTATTTTGTAGGAACTAGTTAATCTTTCTGCCCAATATTGTACAGGTCTACCTTCTAATAATTTATTTGGTAAGTCTGCATATTCAGATACAGATACACGCCTCAGTTCATAGTCAGTTTGATTACTGCTATCTCCTGAATCTAAGCGTAAATGAACCTCTAGAAAATCAACTGTATCAGCATCAAATGTGTACTCAGAAGTACCTGCTGTTAGAGTTGTAGTTCCATTTTCTATAGTCCATAAATTCAGTCCTCGGTTCTGCCATTCCAACATCATAAGATCAAGACTGCGTCTAGCAGTCTTATAATCATATCCAGTGCGAGCTTCTAAGCCACACCTTTCAAATGCTTCATCGACAATATCACCGATATCTAAATTAAATGTATTGGTAGTTGTTGTAGCCATTTATTACTCTACTACTGATGCACCCTGTCTAGCTCTTCTTCGCTGAGTACCACCAGCAATCATACCGCCACCACTTTTATGCTGTATACCTTTTCGTTGTGCTGCCCTTTTTGCTGCAGCTATACCTTCTGTTGTATAAGGGTATTTTTTACCATCTACTTCTGGCATATTTTTTCCTCCTCCTGAAAGTTTCCCTCCAGAACGCTTATTAGACTTTCCTGATTTATTAAGAGCAATTGCGACAGATTGGTCTTGAGGGAACCCCTCCTGCCGCAATGTTCTTATATTTGAAGAAATGTCTTTATTAGACTTACCTTCCTTTAATGGCATTAACTAGGATTAGTATAATGCTTATGTGCCCAAATGATCATGCTATAAGTATCACCATTTGTATGGTCGTTTGTTGTAATTAACAAGTCTCCATTAATACCCCCACCAGCATTGTTTGTAATGCCTGGAACTGTATCTACTCCGTAGTTAAAATTCCACTCATCACTCCAATCCTTGGGTGCTTGGCAAATAAACATATTGGAACTTGCATTCCAATATAATTTCCAGCCCATGCCAATGTTACTAAACCATATTTTCTGAATTGATATTCGATCACAAGCTTGTTTTGTTATCGGATTCGACTCTAGACCAGAAACATCAATAAGAGTAGCAGCACTTTGTCCAGTGCCATCACTAATATTAGTAAATTTCATTACTAGATTCTTACCACCATCCTCTATGGTTTGAGATGTTGTTGCATCAGCCATAATTAACTCCTAGTTTACTCGAATGGAGTTGCTAATGTTCCATCACCATGTAAGAAAGCTTCACAATGCCATACTGCTGCACTTGTAGCTACTAAGCGAATAACTCCGCCTACTAACCAACCTTGTGCTGCTGTACCTAAATCAATAGTGTCATCGTCACTAGCATCAGGAATAAAAGTATTGGTATCACCTGCAGTTGCTGGATCAAATATTTGAGCAAAGCCAGAGAATAGATCACTAGCATTATCTGTGTTGATTTGTCCTGCACCTGTAAAAGTAGTACCCACTATAAATGTATAGTTTAGTCCTGCTGCTGCAGTTGGCAATGTTACAACAATTCCTGCTGCTCTATTAAGAGTATAAACAGTTCCTGAATCCGTTGATTCGACACTCTTAGTTGCAGTAGTAATGCTGCTAACATTTGAATAAGAAGATACATAACCTGTAGTGGTAATATTACCACTGGTATCAATATCTAAATTAGTTGTAATGGCTCCAGTAGTAGAGTTTTTGCTTATCTGCTCAAACCCATTCTCTGATCTAACTGGACCATTAAAAGTTGAATTAGCCATATTTCCTCCTTAGAGAAAAAAATCTATCGTCTTGGCAAGTCTGCTAGGGCAGTCGATAAATAAAAAATTACCCCTAGAATAAAAGAAAAGGGAAGCTCCTAAAGAGCTTCCCTAATTCTTATGAAGAGCCTGGTGAACCATACGCTCCTAATGGGTCTGAAACTCCAAAAGAGTATCTTTCCCTAGATTTGTAGCGAACATTGCCTGTATCGAAGTCCCCATCCATACTGTTCTCGACAGGGGTTCTGACAAAGTGCTTAAATCCGTTAGGAATATCCGTCATTAAGAACCAAGCATTCGTGTCAGTTAAGTAGTGATTTACTACAAAACCTTCAGGAACTGTTCCTAAAGTACGGAAAGCGTTGATGTCATTGTCGGAAGTTCCTGGTCTACCTGGAGTGTCAAGTAATCTTGACGCTGTAAATTGGTAGTTAGCAGGAATGACCAATTTTCTTGGTCTAGCCGCAATTTTCAAACCACGCTCATCAGTCCAACCTGCAATGGTGATTGCTGCATTCTCAAGAGAAGTCTCATTAAGATCAGCAGCAGTTGCTGGGCGGTTAGAGTTTTTTCCACCTGAAACAAGTGGGTGACCATCACCGCCAGTTACACCATCACTGGATGCTGTAAACAAGTTTACACCATCACCTGATTGGTATGAGTTGGTAAATCCATTATTAAATGGAACAACAGCCTTCTGTTGTTTTGTGTAAGACATAGCACGAGCTAAAGCCTTGGTATAACGAGCAGACAAAGAATCATAGAGGTTATCCTCCATTGCTTCTTCGGTGATCGCAAATCCCATTGCTATAGTTTCGTGGTTATATCTTGCTGTGAAAGACTCCTGTGCGTTATCGTAAGACATCGCTCCACCTTCAGCCTTTACTGGAGCTGCTCCAAAGCCTGAAAGTTTAGTTTCTTCTTCAAAAGAACGATCAGAAGATTCCGATTCATACAACTCGTTGTGCTCATCATCGTACTTTGAATATTCAAGTCCAAAGAGAGCATTGAGTCCAGGAAGGAGTTCTTTCAGTAGTTGTGCTCTTGAAATAGCCATAGTGAATTACTCCTATACGCCTGTTGTATTATCGTACTGGTGCCCAGCATTATACTTGACCATAATATCTGTATAACTGTCTGCTATAGCTGAATCTGGACCATCAACAAAATCAATGATTCTGAATGGTAGAGTCGCTGTAGTGGCAGCCGATGTAGATATATCGACAGCATTTTTGCTAGTACCAATTGAAGTTGATCCTGAAGTCTGAGCTATTGCCACATTACTTCCTAATGTAGCTAAAGCAGCAGAGCCATCACATTGCATCTGTATGACTAGATTTGGATCAGTTATTATATAACCTACCGCATCTGAAGCTGCTACAGAAGCAGTCCACATTTGTGCAAATGTTTTTTGACTCGTGTTTGGATCAGTGTAAGCACATCCTACGAATACACCCACTGGAGTACAGGCAGTTGTACCTGTGTCCTTTTGAATATATCCAGTTGTCGCCATTTTTACGAAATCTCCGTAAAATATGTTGACAGCATACGCACTTGCAATTTTTAAGTGTTGAACTTTTCCTGTGTAGGAACCGCTTGCACTTAAAGTACCAATTGGTCTGGCACCATAGGGTGTTGCTGATGTAGCCATCGCATTCTCCTATAATACTAAATTACTATTTATGATTCTAAATCTATTGATTCTGCTCTAAGAATCACTCCCAAATTTGACTCTAGTATCCTTGTCAGATGACATAGGCATCCTAGAATCTTGCTCACGAAAGTAATTTTGATCAGTTGCCTCCATTTGAGATTTTGCCATATTTTGGTAGTAGTCATCTCGTTTCTTCATGGTGTTTTCATCGGCTTTGCATAAAAGCAATCCTCCGATTTCAATATTGCCTTTAAAATGTGAATCATAATCAGGAACAACATTTTTTGCTATTTCTGGATGATCTTCCATTTTTACAGGCTCCCAACCTTCTCTGAAACGAGCTGATACATTTGTATTTAAAACAGTGCCATTTACGGAAGTGGCAATCCATCTAAACACAAAACCATCTTGTGGGTCTGGGTCAGGCAGAATACTCTGCGGTGACCAAGGTTCATCTCTCTTTTCGGACTCTCTGTTCTCAACTTCTCGTGAAGCTTCATGGGTCTCTCGACCTTCTATCTCTCGATTACGCTCTTCGGACATTTTAGTTCATCTCCTTTACTATTTGTTTAGCATATTGTTCTGCTGTTAACCCAAGCTTCTTGGCGAGAGAGACTTGAGTGGGCGTTAACTGCACTTTGCGAGGTTTTCCGCCATTATTTCTAGTGGCTGGAGCTACCATCGGAGCTGCGTTCCGTGTTGGAGCAGTTTGCCCATTATCCAACTCGGAATCGGAAAAATCATTGGGAAATGCTTTTTTCATTTCAGCATCTACCTTACTGTAGTATTCCCTTGAAAGAGGGTCTACACCCTCCATTATTAAATCTTCATGTACACCCATTGCATAACCTGTTAGCTTTTTATCGGTATTAAACCATTTGTTATTACCAAGCCATTCTTCAGCCATTGGATCAAGTGTTGGTGGCTGTGTTTCTGCAATTTGTTGTGGTTGCGGTTGTAATGGTTGTTGCGGTGGAGCTTGTGGTGGTGGCTGTCTTTTTAAAGCTGCATCTGCTTGTTGCAGTTGTAACTTAGACTCCAACATTTGTTCCTGTGCTGCAATAATGGCTTCTTTATCACCTTCATCACTAGCATCGGACCAATCTTTTTTCGCTCTCTCTAACTGTGCTTCTGCTTTAGCAGCAACATTTGTTAAGACCGCTTGTTGTCCTCGGTTAACCATTTGCCTAGCCTGTTGAAGTTGCGAATTAAGGGTTTGAGCAGCATTTACGGCTTCATCCCTCATTCTTTGAGCATCTTCTTTAGCTCTGCGTTCCTCGTGATATTCGTACTTTAACTTATCAATGCGTTTCTGTACTCTACCACTTACTGAATCAATTTCCTCAGTATTATCTGAAGCAGGTTCAGGTGGAGTTTCTTCAACTACCTGTACTTCTACATCTTGTTCTGTATCTTCTTCAGAATCTTTGTTTATTGTTGTAGTTACACCAAAAAACTTATCTTCTTGAGAAGTCTCAATAACAGGTAATTCAAAATCCTCTTTACCTAAATCAGTCTCTTCTTCAACTTCTAATTGTTCTGCGTTTTCTTCGATCATAGTCTTTCATACCCCCTTGGATCATCGACAACAGCTTCTACACTATCGTCATTAATTAAACGAAATTCTTTACCATGTATTCTGAAACGAGTACCTGTATAAGTACGCATTAAGATAAAGTCTCCTTTTTTACACCAAGGTCCGCTTGGAAAGCGTTTTTGATCTTTATAACAATCAGGTCCCATCTTTAAAACAAAACCAACAATTGTGGCTACTTCCTCAGAGCGAACTGTTTCTTCCGCCTTTAGAATACCGCCTGTTGTTTTTTCTTCTATTTCAGGGAGTGC